CCAGAAAGAGGCACGAATAGGAGATGTACCAACGCCTGTTGAGGCTTTGATCTGTGCTGTAAAGAACATACCGTTCTTGCGGAGAATCTTCTGAACAACAGTGTCAATATCAGTCTTGTTGATATTAGTTGCTGTTGGATTACCTTTAGATGCCGTAGTCACTGATGCTGTGCTTAGAAGAATGTCACGAAGCAACTGGTCATAGGTACGATGCATCTGGTCTGAAAGAAGCTGCGAGGCCACATTCAGGGTTGGGTCTTCTACGGTAAGGTCTACTACGTCTGTAATAGAAACAAAGTCACCGTACTGCTGCATTGTCATAAGAAGGTCATTCTTAGACAATTGTTTCCCGTTTGGTGTAACACCTTCAGTAATAGGAGTTACGGCGGTTGCAAGTTTGTCATAACGTCTAAACTTAATAGTTGTCCCACCATTAGGGTTCTTAAGCGGTCGTTTCTTAACATCTGCACCGACCATGTGCACAAGTTTTTCTTTCTCTAGTTCAAGCAGAGCACGGTCATAGTAAACCTGTACCGCAGCATCTACTTCGCTCGTAGTTGTAATACTGTCTGACATAATAAAAATCCTTTAGCCTTGTGCGGCCCTTCGTGACATTTCGGCAATTTCTGCCCCTGTCATATTTTGGTACTTAGTTGAACCAGACAATCCACTGGTACTTCCACCAACTGCACTTGCAGATAATGGTCTTGTAGCGTTGTCTATTGCTAAATCAACATCTGCTTTTGCCTTAGTATGCTTGGCTGACGCTGCTGAATTTACCTTCTTCTGCATCTGTCCTAGCTTATAGGCTACTTGCACTTGTTTATCAGCGGGTAACTGGCTTATCAAAGCACTAATAGTAGGGTCGCTTTCGATTAACTGTTTAAAGTCCCCATTGAGAACTTCCTGTGCGTCTTGATGCTGCAATGCAAACGATGCTTGTCCTAGCTGTGCCTCTAGTTGATTCATCCGCCCCGTAACCTCTGCGAGATTATGTTTGTCGATGATCTTCTGTTGTGCAACTGTAGCGACATCGTCATCAGTCAGATTTAATTCCTTACGAATATCAACCTGTGGCGTATTAGCGGCCCTAATAGCTTCTTGCTGCTTAAACATCTCTGCTTGCTGCACTGCTAGGTCTGCTTTCTGATTGGCGATCTGCGTCTTCTGTATTTCTGCATCTAAACGCTCTTTTGGAATCATTACTGGTTCCGTTACTACTTCCTCGGCGGCAGGATCAATTACGCCCGTTTTTTCGTCACTCATTCGAGTTTCCTTTCGGCCCATCTTTACTACTGGCCACTATTTAATTTATCTTCTTTTTACTATTCTACAATTTGCCAGTCTTCGGCGAGACAGTCACTTGTTGAAGGTGACCAGTAAGCTGCGTCATCTTGTGCTGTCTTAAGTAAGAAGCAATCTCGCACTTTCATTGAACCTCCGAGTTCATTTGCGTATGCTGCGAGGTTTTTATTGAAGAACCTACCCGCAGGAAGGTCATAACCTTCCGATATTACAGCCCACATCTCATTACCATTCCATCCAGTACGGGCAACCTTATTGCCCTGCCTCATTGCTTCGATAGCATTTCCAAATGTCATTCTTACATTACTCATTTGTCTCTCTCTTTCTTTAAATGTTTTCTATCCTCTTTTTTGGCTTTATTCAAAGCAAACACTTTTTTATTGCGTTTATGCTTCTCTATCTGCCCTTGTCTGTATTTTGTATTTCGTGAGAAATTCATCTGTTCCTTATCGGTACGTGCTTAGATGATTCATGCACACGTTCATTGTTTCCATGATATTCACCCTGGCCTGGCATGTCTTGCGGTAAACAATAAGCCCATTCAGCAGAACCTCTCTTGTTGTCTACCTCAAAAAGCATAGTAGCTTTAAGTGGTTTTGCTCTCAACATCATACCTTGCATTGGCGACAGTAAGAGTATTTTAGTTACTATCTCACTTTCAATCCTACTTATTGCTACCAACATGTAATAATGATTTTTATCTTTGTTCACATTTATTACATCTTGCAGTTTGTCTTGAAGATCAAGAGTCATTGCTGTTGATATGTCTTTATTGTTGATTGCTACCATTATCTCCCTTTACTATAGCCAAAGCCTCTGCTGCCGCCTTAGCTGTCTTGACATTAGTTTCTTGTATCTCAGAGACGGTTTTAGCTCTGTTAAGTGCAGAGTTTGTTTCGTTCTCTACTGTCTGAGAGTTACGCTCTCTTGCTCGTCCAAGGTCAGCCTGTATCTGTGCCTGAGCCTTTGCCATTTCAATCTGAGCCTGCTGCTGTGCTATCTTTGACTCTTGGGCCTGTTGTTCTGCTAATCGCTTCTCTTCTGCCACAGTAGCCTCTATCAACTCGTTCTTCATCGTCATTGGAGCGTGCTTTAGGATAACAGACCAAGGAATTGGTGCTCCTTGCTGTTTTAGTTCCGATAACTGAATAAAGAACAACTCTCTTTGAGAATCAGTAATAATAGCTTCTTTTGGAAGGCAATCAAACTTCATAAAATCTTCACTAAGCAACTGCTCTTCTGGTTCTTCGTTTAGAATTCTCTTTATCTTCTCTGGTGGATAGTTCTTCTGGATGATACGTGCTGTTTTACGCCCAATCAATTTCTTGGCAAACTTAGCATTATCAATTAGGTCCTGAAAGTTGTTTAGTCCGGCACTCTGTCGCAATCTTACGACAAGACTTGAGACTTCACGGTTCGATTCACCAAACACCTCTGCGTTAAAACCAGGTATTTCAGTTATAAGCTCGCCTAGCATTTTGTGTACCATCGGGATAGATGCTGGCATTTCAGCGGCCTTTAGTTGCCTTACTGAGTCTTGACCTAACATAGCATCTTCTTTGATGGCGATTACTTTTTTCTGACCAGACTGATATACGCTATTTTCGTCAACCAATGAGTTTTCAATGTATTGGAAACCAGTTTGTATCTGAGTCTCTGGTATGTCAATCATCTGGTTTATGCGTTTATTATCAGCCTTCTGCGGATCAATATCGGCCCTAAGCAGACCTTGAAGCCTTCTTTTCTCGTCATCCGACTCTGGAATCCAGTAGCCAAGATAGGGAACAAAAGGATAGTCACCAATACGGTTCGGGTCCTCACCAGTAAACACCAACTCCCCTTCAAGGAAAGTGGACATTATTACGGTGTCAATGAACTTGTCGAATACTTGGAATCCAGGCATTCCCTGCTGAAATCTCTGTTCGTTACCCTGCTGAACTATCTCATTTGTCTTACGTTTGCTCTTAAATGACCTTTGTACCTGCCCTGTAGCAAGGTCAGCAATAAACACGGCCTTAATTATGTCACGCTTCCAATAACTCTCATGTAAAAGTAACTCTTTGTCCCATCCTCTTGTTATGGCTGGCATATTAGACCATCGGTTAATCTGGTCATTGCCACCTACAAGGTCTTTTATCATCTTCTCTTTGCCTGGGAGTATCATATTAGCCTGAGCTTTTGTGATATACTTCCCAGTACAAATAAACCCGCAGTCGGTTAAATCCCTCTTCTTAAATGAAGGGTCTAATAGGAACGAATTATGCGGGATTCTTGAGTAGTTTATATCGCCATTGCGGTCAAGGAATATCTCGACAAGGTTTGCACCAGACATAATAGAACCAAACTCAAACGCATCAGACATCACATCGTACCCATTGGCCGAGTTAACAGCGTGCATTACTAGCCCTGTCATCTGTGACGACGCTTTGTCATCCTCAAAACCAATAGGAGACATATCCAGTTGAAGTCTGTTCCGTCTCTCCCAACCAGAAACTGCATGACCAATCCTTTTTAGCCTATTAAAGACATAAGGAGACCTATCGTTGTCGGTGAGCCACTTAATCTCTGCTTGAGTCCACTGGTCGTTGATATAGAACCTCATATCCCTATCAGCCGCATCAATGAACTGACTCCATGAACCTGTTGATAGGTCGTAAGCTTCCTCATATTCTCTTTTAAGTTCTGAGTCTCTACTCATGCGGGCCTTCTATATTGATATAATAACTGTCTATGTCTATCTGGCGACATATGTGATCCAGTGGCCATTCTGCAAGCCTGAGCCAGATACCTAAAGGCATCAGCACCATGAGAAGACCAATCATGACAAGGCTTCTCCATATATGTCTCCATCTTATCATTATAGTTCCTGTGGTATGATTCAAGAGCATTAATACCTTTTTCGCACTTCTCTTTATCAAAATAACAACGAGAAAGCAATGTTCTTGCTCGTTCTATGCCGTCTTCTACTTTAGCTCTCTTAAGGACAGTCCCTTTAACTCCAAGTGAAGCGAGTATCTGAACCCTAGTCCTGGCATTCTCGTCCTGAAGCCTCTGTTTAGCGTCGTGAGGAAGGAAATGCTTTCCATAACTATATTTGCGATCTCTACCAACCCCTTTTACGAGGTCTGCGTAGTATTTTAAGCCTTCACCTGACGCTTCGTGGTAATCAAGTATATGAATCTCATTACCAATACACTGAAACCACCAAATAGAAGTTGAGTCGCCCACACCTAAATCCCATACGGTATGAACCTCGGCAGCCTCATCGTGCATTAAGTGGCAAATACGACCATCATTCCATGCCTCAGAGATGTACTTAGAGTAATAAGAGCCTTCAACACCTAAATCGTAAGAACAGTAAAACTCCTGCAATATCTTCTCGTCAGACATACCAGAGTTACGCTCTAACTCGATAGCCTCTTTGGTAATAGCACCTGTATCTTCTGCCGTCAATAACTGATAGAACCATTCCTTGTTATCTCTAGCCATCCTATCAAGCTTATAAGCATGGTTCTTACCGCGAGGAGTCCAGTTAAATATAGCAAATCCATCATTCTCAGCCAAAATAGGCCTAACATAATCCCATGCCTGAGGGTTCTGGAGAGAGAACTCGCTAAATATAGTGCCAATAGGATTCGTACCAACAACATCCAGCCTGTCAGTGCCGATTATCTGAAACAAAGAGCCGTTCTTTGTCTTTATCTTCATTTCCTGGTTATTTATATTCTGTATGAACTCTTTCGGTAAATGGTCAAGGAACCTAAATCCCTGCTTATCCATACCGTCCCACAAAATCTTACGTCCCATAGTCTGCGTAGGGAAGTAATAATAATAAATACCAACACGCTCTGCCATCTGCTGAAAACAATAATTAGTGAAAGTCTTATCCTTACCAGCCCTGCGATGCCATACACATATAGCACGCTTCTTGCCAGACTCCATAGCCTGCCAGAATGGCAGTTGGTAGTCCCTTGGTATGTAATTGTGTGGTAAGGTTAAATTCATTGTCGCTCAGTATAACACACGTAAGTTAGTTTGTCAAGATAATAATTAAAATGTTATACAAATAGTTAACTCGCGTCTATAACAGCTCTAGTCTTACACAATAAATTCCTATCAAAACAAACAGTATCGGCCCAAAACCACTCGTCTGGTATTTCATGCCTTGATCTCGCAGACATATTCTCGTCTACAAGCGAAATTATCTCATCATCAGAGTAGTCTCTCTTTAAAAGTTCTTTCTTTGCAATTTCAATTGCATCTGTATAACTCATTTCAATTTCTCCAACTTCTCTATCAAAGCCCTATAGTTAGCTAATTCACTATACCCATCAATAGCCTGACCTTGATTAGATATAAGAGGTAAACCGCCATCTGCTGTCTTTTTTACATTAACTAGAGATTTAACAACCTCAGCAATGGTAATCTTATTATCTGCTATCTTGTCTAATTGCTGCATATAATTCATTTTAACTTTCCTTTCTTATCTCTAGGCCAAGTCTTTGCCTTACGCTCAGGAAAAGGCCAGTTATTAGATACCTTCTTCTCGTCACAAGGACGGCGAATAGAACCCTTACTCATTATCTACATCCGTCAAAGTAACCCACGGAGGTAAACACCTAGCAGTGGGGCCAACGCATAGACCACCCTCAGTAATAGGGTAAGTATTAGGGGTGGCAAGGAACTCTTCTAATGTCATATATTCCTGTTTCATTATTTCTCTCCTTTAAGTTTCTCCTGCAAACTATCATAAAAGTCCTCAATTATACAGAAACCAGCGTAAGGACAAAATACCATAACTACCGCCGTGAGAATCAAGTAGAGAGGGAAGACTATTCGCTGGGATAGGTGGTCTTTAAGGGTCATTATCTGCCGCCAAACCGTGAAGCTATATTAGAACCAAGTATGTCACGAGAGTAATCCACGTCACTTGACTTAGGCAGTACATAGTCAGGCTCTGGCTCAGGAATGTACTCTGAACCATCCATCATGCAAGACAGGGCACACAAGGCGTTGCGTTGGTCATAGGTAAGAGGTAATACTTGACTTTTATCCGCACTCTTAATCATTGTTTCTCTCCTTGAGGTATCTTTTATTCAATTATTAGTGGTCGATAATATTGGACATCTCAGCTACATTCAAACGAACTCGATTTCCGGTCCACCCCCTTCGCTCAAGCCGAATCCTGCATCGTTTTTGCCCTGTTACTGCCGTTTGCCTTGTCTCAGCCCGTGTTAATGGGATAGAATCGCACTTTGTCCCGTTGCTACATGTTACAGGTTATTCCTCGTCAGTGTCCTGCTGCCCTGCCTCTGCTGATGCTTCGTAGCTGTCTGATGTAGGCGATTGATGACTTAACCCTACCTTTGCTCCGGCTTGCTCCGCTTCGCCACTGATGGGGCTGTCAAGTGCCTTGTCGAGCATGGTAGTCTCAGGCGATGGGGTGATGGTGGCCTGGTCTACTGCATTGCTCTCAATCACCTTGCTAAACCGCTGTATATTAAGGGTAAACTCATTGTCAATAACCGCCTTATCGGTATATGCGGCGTAAGTACGGCCTAAGTCCTGCAAATTGAGGCGGGCAAGGGCTTTATCGCCTGATTGTTCTGCCTCTAGCATGTATTGCATGTGTTTATCTCGTATCTTTTGCACGCTATCTATCATTCCTGCCTTATTTGCCACCCTTGCCTCTGCTATAGCTTTAGCAACCCTACTATTATCTACTATCTGATTACATGCCTTTATCGCTGTGTTGTGGGCGTATCCTGCGTTTAGTGCGGACTGCATTGCATTATTATAGGTTGTTGATCCTATTGCTGTGTATAGCTCTACGAAGGATTTTTCTTTTGCTGTTAGTTGTCCCTTCTTTACCATTATGCTTATTCTCTCTCGCTTGTATTATATAGTCTTGCTCTTGCTTTCAGGTCGCTTAGTTTGCCTGCTGGCTTTGTTATCCAGTTGATTAGTGTGTTGACGGTTGTTGTGCTGTCTTCTATCCATGTTATTGTTTCTATTGGCTGTATTGGCATTGTATGCACCTTTATGTCGTTATAGGCAGTCGGTTAGCTCTGTACTTGTTTATAATGACTGATTAGTCGGTTAGACTGTCGCAAGGCTTAGCCGGCCACCTATACGGGTTAGTTCGTTCAAATCTTGACTACCTCTGTAGTATATCACAGTCCTTATGGTATTGCAAGGATAATATTTAATTTATTTACGCTGTTTTTGATAGCCTCA